TACATTAACTACAAGAAGTGGAAACATATTAAACTATGAATCAAAAGCAATAGAAGATGGATATTCAACAGCAAGAAGAATAATGAAACAACAAATTAGAGTTATGAGAGAAGACGGTGATACTGATGGTGCAGATGATCTTGAATGGAAATTAGAAAATGGTTATTATGATGAATTTGGTGCAACTGGAACGCAGAATCCTGATCTTGCTGAATCCCATGCAATAGAAGTTTCATCAGAGGAAGAAGAAGTTGGTTCAGATCTATGGCAAGCTCTAGCAGAAGGAAATTTGTTAGGCGATTATGTTTTCGGTGGTATATTCAACTTTGAAATAACAATGCCTGAATGGGCAACAGATCCACAGATAGATGTTGGTTCTATTGGTTGGTTTGAACTTTCAGATGCAGACAAACAAAATGTTGTTAATCATTTTGGTGGAGTAGATGGAATGAAAGAAAAACTATGTGATGAAGGTTGGAGTAGTTATTGTGAAGATGAAGATGGTTTTGAATCAAAAGCTAGAGAAGATAAATTAGACAAAGCACAATTAGATATTGATGACGAAGAAGAATTTATGAATCAGGTAGATATAGCACAGAAATCAGATAATCAGAATCCATTGTTTGATATGGAAGCATTACAAAAGAAATATTCAATGTGTAATTCATGTATGGATAAAGCTTTCAAATCATTAACAAATGAATCACAAATGGCAGATGCAATGTATTCACAATGGCGTGGAACTGCAATAGGTGATGAAAGAAATTATGAGAATTGGGAAACTTTTGCATTAGCTAATGGTGTATCACAACAAGAAGCAATAGATACTTGGGAAAAATTGAATCCATCATACGGATTTGAATCAAAAGCAATCGAAGAAATTGTTGATGATGATGGAATAAATGCAATTTGGAAATGTTCAATATGTGGAATATCTATAAGTATTCCTTCTGATTACATGGGAGATTCTGAAATACCAACACAACATCTAATGATTGATCATGGTATGACAAGAGATGAAGCTAATGATCTTGCAGAAAAAGAAACAGATTATGGTGATTATTAATCATGGCAGATTTGAGAGACTTAGTTTATTCAGAATGGACTGATGGTTCACATTCAGCAAATCAAATGAATGAGATTGCAGATGTTTTGAATTTAGATTATGAAAATATGTCTATTGATGACTTAGATTATTTATTAGATGATGAATTAGAAGACATTAATCTTTTTACAGAAGATGAGGTAGAACAGATAGCACTTATACTCGGAGTGAAAGCAACAGAAGATTATGAAACTCCACAAGAATTAATAGTAGATGATGAAGAAGAAACAGGAATAATTGATGCTGAAGATGTTGGTAGTGAAGATCCATTCAATGTCAAAGGTTTAACAGACAATCCATTATTTGATTATGAATCAAAATCAAAAGAAGTAAGAGATCCTCCACAACATTTACAAGATTTAATCCCAACGACAGGGACAGTTCAAGATTCTCATTTGAATCCAGAGTTAGAAAAATTAAGAATACTACTCAATCTTAATTATGAAGTTAGTAATAATGGTGGAGATAATTGGCAATGGGGTGGTAATGATGAAGATCTAAATATAATCAATAATTTTGGTCTAAGTGCTGTTAGAGAATTATACGAAACCCAAGTAGAGTTTGGAGAAACCGATGATGAAGAATTAGATGATTTAGTTAATGGAGAATTATTTGATAAAGCATTAGCAGAAGTTGAAGCTAAATTAGATGAACAGATTAGTTTAGCAGAACAAGAATATGAACAGAACAGACAGAAAGAACAGGTAGATGCTTTTGGTTTTTGGGGTAATGAATCTAAAGCAATAGAAGATTCAGCTTTGCCTGCTGGTTGGACACAAGATCAAGTTGATTTATTTTATGATGGTGGCGACATTGACGAAGAACCTAATGATGACGAAGCAGAACTCTATGATCTAATTAGAGATAGAGAAGATTCAAAAGAAACAGAACCTCTAACAATGCCAGTCGAAGAGATTCCAATAGAACCAATGTCTCCAGAAGAATTGAAAAAATACAAAGGCAAACTTGGTGGAGATGAATTAGGATATTCAGATGACATGAAAGATTATCAAGCAAAAAAAGAAGAAGAAGAAGATGAAGAAGAGGTAGAAGAAACAGGTGTTAGTTCTGATGAATACCCACAAGATAGAAAAGATAACACAGTAAACATTCCTTTTACAGAAGCACAGCTTTTGCAGAAAGGAAGTGAATCTTATAAAGTATTAGAAAATAATGCAAGCATAAGGTTTGAATAAAATTGTTATCTGACGAATCAATAAATTATTGTCCAGAGTGTCAAAAATATTTTGATGACCCTGATGAATTAGAAGTTCATAAGAATGTAAAGCATGGTGGAAAACAGAATACTTTGTTTGAGCAATTAGTTCCACAATACTTAGACCAACAGAATATTATGATTGAAGATCAAAGTTTTTCATTACCACCTCCTAGAAAACACGCAGATTATAATGAAGCAAAAGCAAATTGGGAAGGTATGTGGGAAGCTGAAAGAATTAAAGTTTTGAAAGATGCAATGTTAGATACAGAATACTGTGAATATTCTTTCTCTGAATTACCTGAAGATGTTCAGAATAAAATCTATTTCACTTTACAGAAATATGCTACCACTAGAAACGCATCTGGTTTTGAAAATGAGCAGAATATAACAGATGATGGAGTAGATTCTACTTCTGTTGATGGTCAATTTGATGATCATGATTCTGTAAAAGATAACGAGTTTGATTTTGGTGTTCTACCTTTAGCAAGTATTGGATTAGATGTTGCAAAGAGTTTAGAACCATCTATTAGACTTAAGGCAAAACAGTATCTGAAACAAGATGAAGCAATTCCATTAGATTGTCCACAATGTAAAAAATTCAGGGGAAGACCACATGAACTTTACATTCATCTAAGAACTCAAGGATTTGATAATGAAAATGCAAAACGTATAACAGATAGACAAATTAGTGATTGGAAAAGAGAACAGATAGACAAGATACAGAAACAAAACTCTGCTGATCAGATTAAACAAAAGAAAGGACTTCTTTCTGGTTTATTTGAATCTAAATCAGATGAATACATAATGCAATGGAATGGATTAGAAGACTTAGCAAACAGTTTAACTTCTGAAATGTTAGATAATTTATCTTACAAAGAATTACAAAGTCTAATGATTCAGGTAGAAAGAAACATAGAATTGATAAAAGATTCATTGAATGAACCAGAGCATTTAGGAATACAGAATGATAACAGTAAAGCAAGATTAATTCTATCACAACTTGAGTTAGGAGTTGCAGAAATAGAAAGTAAATTCTTTGATGCTAAGAACAGAGAAGATAAGAGAGAATACTTTTCTCCATTAGAAGATTACATGAATAATCCACGTTATACTTTTGAATCCATGTTAAAGTCAGAAATTCTAAGTCCTTATGAAATCAGTAATAGAAATGGAGAGGTTATCTCACAACACGTTGAGACTGAAGAAGAAGTTCAAGAAATAATTAACAGATATCAATCAGAATATGTTGAGAAACACTATGGTAGTCAAGATGCGATTATAGTTAGAGATTCAATAGGAAATGATGTAAGTAGAATGTTTAAGAACGCAATTCAAGAATGGGAAACTACTTCCATAGAAAATATTGATAAGCAATTAGAATATACAGAAAGAGGGTTAGGAATTTGAAAATATCACAAGAAAAAATGAATGATAGGATAAACTCTTGGAATAGAATGGATTCCAATATAAGATCAGATACTCTAAGACAAGCTGGAGTTCCTGAAGACTTTATTGATCCAGTAAGAAGATTAGACTTTTGGGAGATAGAATCAAACTATCCAGAGATAGCAGAATGGCTAATAGAAACTCAAGGTTTGTTTAACGAATCTCCATTTGAAAGTAGTTTAGATGAATGGCAAAAGAAAACTCAAAACATTTCAATCAATGATCCAAATCAGTATTGGGATCTAACAGATATCATTGGAGAAAGAAAAGCAAGTGAATATCTCTTACCTGAAGCAATAGATGATGAAATAGATCATCATCCATCTGGTGTTGCATTTACTTGCAATCTATGTGGAGAAGATTTAGCTGACGATGATAATGGAGATGGGGATATTAGACCTGAAGATAAAGATTCAATATTAGCTCATTTTCGTGACCAACATGGAATAACAGAATCATATTCAACTGAAGATGACAAATCAGATTGGGTATTGAATACAGGACTTCCTCATGTTAAGTATGATGCAGATAATCCTATTCCAGAAGATATGTTAGGACAGGCATTCAAACTTGCTAATCAAACTGACAGAGAGGGTTTAGAATGTCCACGATGTCATGAAAAAACAATGTTCATGTTAATTCTACCAGAAATGTTATGTTCTAACTGTGGTCTAAGATATTCTCTTGAATCTTTTGCAAAAGAAATACTAGGATTCGATGAATTACAAACTGAAGATTTAACTTATGAAGAAATTGTAGAATTAACAAAAGGAATACCAATAGATGAGATACCTGAAAAGTTAAGACACGCTGGTATGAAATTACAATTTGATAAAGATTTCAAAGCAGGGGATAATCCTTACGTTGGAAATTGGGAAAACTTTTCAAAAGAACGTGAATTATATTTACCAGATCATTTTGATTTAGACGAACAGAGATTAGAAGATATTGATGATGGTTATGCAACAGCAGATCTAATTAAGTGTAATATTTGTGGAATGAAATTTGATTTGGAAGATTCTAATGGAGAAAGAGATGCAATACGTCATTTGAAAGATCATAATATTACAGAATCAGGTTTCAACTTTGAAGATATAGTAGAAGGTGAACCAATGAAAGAAACAGGTAAACTAAGAGAAAGATTTCCTAGAGGATTTGTAAACTTTAATAAAAAAAGAGAAGAAGAAATCCAACAAGAAATAAGAGATGCTGGTGGAATAGACGGTATCATTGCAAGATCTCAAGTAAAACCAATAGATTCCTATCAAGATTGGCTTAGAAAAAATGCAAAGAATAATTCATGGAATAAAATTGGAAGGGAAGGTTCATCACAAATAGACATACTATACGCAGAGAAAGAATCAATAGAGCAAGAAATCAATCAATTAGAAAATGATTCAATTAGAATTGGATTGGTTGGAAGCGATCAAGAATTAATAGCAATAGATGATGAGATAATAAAAAAGCAACAAGAGTTAGAAAATATAGAAAAAGAAATAGATAATTTTGCAGGGGAGACTGATTGGAAACAATTCACTAAGGATTTTTTTTTACATCAAGAAGACGACATACATGACTTATTAGAAAGACAGAGAAATAACGATAAGAATCTAAAGGACTACATTAGAAAAGAACAGGTTGAATCAACAGATAGTGAAGAAGAAAAGAAATTCCTAGATGATTATGGTAAGAATGTAAATTGGGATGAATCTAGTTTTTGGGATTTATTCAAAGACAACACAAAAGAAGTAGATCTATGGGATAATAATGATTACAATAAATACAAACAAAAGTTTCTAAAGAAATATCCTAACTCAACAGAAGATGATTTTAAGAAACAAATACAGGGAAGTGATTACTATTCAAAAGAAGAATTGAATTGGTCAAGACAAAGACCATTGAATGATATTGAAAAAGAAATCTATCTGAAACGTGATGGAGATGATAGATATTTTTGGGAGAGAGATTTAGGAAGTTCAGATCCTTTCAATCCAAATAAGAAATCAGATGATGAATCAAAATCAAACGAAGGTTGGGAAGTTGAAGAAGAATTGTATCAACAATTATTAGATGGCGAAATTGGTTGGCATGAATTAACTCCTGAAATGAAAGCTGACATTAACAATTACATTGAAAAAAACAATCTAAGTGTAGAAACAAAATCAACCGAAGGTGGTTATGGAAGTGGAAAGAATAGACATGGATTCGGTCACAAGAAATGGATGAAAGATGCAGAGATTAATGATAGTATAATTAAATCAGAAGATATGAATAAAGATGCAATTCCATTAGAAGAATACACATATCATTCTAGAAAAGAAACTGATCATCACAAATCAAATCCAGAGATACGAAGGTTGAAAGATAGAATACGAAAGTTAGAACGCCAACTTGATGACGAATGATATACTTTTAAAGTGTAATATAGAAGATTAGTTATGCCAACAGATTCTGGAACTGGAACTCGTATTCTAGCACAGTTAACAGGTGGAGATAAAACCGTTCAACAATTACTAGATAATATTACAGTTCCAAGTGGAAAGAAAACAAAAAGACATCAGTTGAAACATTGGTTAGAATATATGCTAACGAATGGAACAGTTAGTATGGCAAGTGGAACAAAATGGCATTCAGCTACATGGCATAAGGAATAGAAATAGAATTGACACGTGGTAAAGTTTTAATTTGTTTAGAGTGTGGTGAATCTCCACGCCAGTGTGAATGTTTAACAACAAAACCTATATGGATCACATTGAAAGAAAAGATAGTTGCCAAACAAAAACAAGATCAAAGGCACACGATTTGAATACGAATGGATGTATTACCTAATCTATCATCATTTTGATAATGTAAGATCATACGCAAGTAAAGGAGTTGCAGATGTTAGATCAGTTCCTCCAAGATGGGCTACAACAAAATTAGCATTGGCAAGTCAATGTAAGAATACAAAGAAAGGAGATTACATTGATCCAGCAGAACGTAGAAGATTGAAAGCATTTAATGAGAAATTTGCATACATAACAATAGAACCTTTCAAAGTAAATAGAACTTGTTTAGTGAAAATAGAACCTTGGTCACTGAAAGGTAAACATCTACCACCTGATGAGTTTCTTAGAAAGTTCTATGGAATAAGTGCAGACAGTTGGTATGAATATAGAAGAAATTGGAAACGTGGAATAAAACGACAACCGATATCAAAACGATAATCATCAATACATATTTTAGGTGTAAGACTGCGTTTAATGTATGGTCAAAATACCAAAACCTGAAATGTTAGATCCAGAATCTCTTAAACCTTATGAACAGAATATCAAAGTTCATACTGAATCTCAAGTAGAAGGTATAATGAACAGCATGAAGAAATTTGGATTCTATGCTCCTATCGTAGTAGATGGAAAGAAGAATGTCATAATAGGACATGGAAGGTTAGAAGCTTCTAAGAGATTAGGTCTGAAAGAAGTTCCTGTTGTTAAACAGAAAAACATTTCAGAAGCAGATGCAAAGGCACTAAGAATTATTGATAATAGAATATCAGAAGTTGATTGGGATATTGATAACTTGAAATTAGAAATGGATGATTTGAAAGAGTTTAACTTTGATGATTTCCATGTAGATTTAGAAGATCTATACACACCTAAATTACAAGACATTAACATTGACATAGATACTACTGACGAAAAGATGAAAGCATATCTTGAAGGTAGTGTTAAACAAATTACTTTGATATTCAGCAACGAAGAGTTTGAAAGAACAATATCACGAATGGAAAAGGCAGGTCAAGAATTAAAAGCTGAATCAAATACTGAAGTTCTGTTAAAACTACTAGATCATTACGAATCTCAATAGAATACTTAATAACATTATAAGACGATTAAATTTATGAAACTTAAAGAAATTCAACTGGAAAGAAATGAAATTACTAACTGGAAAGAATATGTAAAGCGACCAGCTAGAGATGATGACTATGAAACAATGTTAACAGAATCTTGCAAACTTATGGAAGGCGAAAAATTAATTGGTGTCTATATTGTATTACCTAAAACAAAAGAAACTGAATTATTGAGAGAAGTTGTGAGAAGAATAAATTATAATAGAAACAAAAGAACCTCTGGTTTGACTACAAATTCAAAGGTATTTGGATATCTTCCTAGAGAGATAATTAGAAAAGATTATTGTTCTTCTGCTGATTTAGCTACAACAAATGCAAAATATCATGCAGTTATTACACAGTTCGGAGAAACTCTAACTAAGAATTACAAAGAAAGTTGTCCAGAGATGTTTGAATATCATAATGGAATAACAAAAGAAAAAATAAAAAAGGAATGGGTTATCAATAATACTCCATACACTTCAGGTATAATTAACAAAGATTCTCAACTTAATTATCATTGGGATAGAGGAAACTACAAGAAAGTATTTTCAAACATGGTTGCTTTCAAAAACAAATGTGAAGGTGGACATTTAGCAATACCTGAATACAATATTGGTTTAGAAATAGCAGATCTATCATTAACTTTCTTTGCTGGTCAAGAAGTTTTACATGGTGTCACTCCATTCAGAAATAATCAAGGTGGTTATAGATACACTCTAGTTTATTACACAATGAATCAGATGTGGAAATGTGAAGATGTTTCAAAAGAAGTTGCTAGAATAAGAGAAAGAAAAACTCAACGTGAAAAGAACAGAGTGTTAAGATTACAGGGAAAGTTATCTGAAGAAGATGATCCAATAGGACAGCTTAGACAGAAAGTGAAAGATCCAAAACAATATATGAATTATAATATATTTGCAGAATTAGGTATAGATAGAAAGTATCTAGGAGTTCCATTCACAAGGCTTCCAAAATACATACAAGAAAAATTAGTTCATTACAAACAGAAGGAAAGAAAAGAATAATGTTTACAGGTTTGGCAGACATTAATTCATTCTGGTCTATAATATCAATTTGTTTTTTCATTGGTGGTCTAACTATTGGTTGGGTTGCTAAAGATTGGAAGAAATCAGAAAAGCGTAGAGGTGATGGAAGATGGGATTAGGTAGAAAGTTCTTTTCAAATGTTTGGGGAAAACCTGAATGGAGTTTACCAACAGAAGATGAAGTCACTAAAAATATTATTAAACTTAGAAAGGATATAGAATCCATGCCCAACTCTCCTGAAAAAACAAAAGCAGTTTACACTTTAGCAAATCAAATGCAAATACTTAGATTAATTCTACATGAAAAGAAGAAGCAGAAATACAGACCTGATGCAAAAGGAAAATGGGTTTGGATAGATGAAGAAGAATATCAGGGAAGAAAATATGAGTGACGTAGATGAATTTCATGAGAGGGCATGGGTTTGTAATCACCCAAACTTATTCTTCAAAGAGTTCAAATTTTATTGCAGAGTTTGTGGAAAGGAAGTTCCGAATGGAAAATGATGAAACAAAATACTGTATCGAGTGTGGACATTATTATAATGAAAATCATAACGGTGAAAGAATAATGTGCGAGTGTGAATGTCATGGTTGAAGCTCCAACGTGTGGAGTTTGCTTAGCAACAGCAGAAGGAGAACATCAATGGATTCCATCACATCTAAAGAATGATGATAGATTTACTTTTACCTGTAAATGTAAATGTCATAATGGTAAAGAAGAATTTCAAGAAGCACATAGAAGTAAAGCTTACAACATAAAACATTGTATCTACTGTGGGAAGAAAGATTTTAAAGACTTTGATGAGGTATTAGATCATGTCAGAAGAGAATGTAAAAAAAGAAACGTGTGAGAGATGTGGTAATGAAATGGATAATCTAAGTGCCTGTCACTTGAGATGTTCAAACTGTGGTGTTGAATACGATTGTTCAGATAAGGGAACTACATGGTAAAAATAATTGCTATCGGTGGAGTAGCTGGAACTGGAAAGACAAAGATAATTCAAGACTTTATCAAGAAATCAAAAGATTGGAAGGTATCAAAGCCTGAAAAGACATTGGATTCTATTTACAGTGAAAAAATGAATTGTTTTGTTCTAGGAAAATATGATCCATTCTATGAAGGTGAAGGTTATGCACAGGGAACTGATAGATTAAGTATGTCAGTTCAACCACACGCTAAAAAATTCTTCAAGAATCTAAATTCAAACTGTATTTTTGAAGGAGATAGGTTATACAATCAAAAGATGTTAGAGTTTCTACTAAATGAAACCAATCACGAATGTTTATTCCTAATTCTAGACTGTAAATCAGATATGCTAATTCAAAGATACAGAAAAAGAAATAGTGAACAGTCTGCTAAATTCATTCAAGGTAGATTTACAAAGTATAACAACATAATACGCAACATGAAATCAAACATAACAATAGTAAAGAATGAAACAGAATCAGATTCCAAGAAGATTTCTAAGATAATCAACAACTTTATATTGAATGTCAACTAATATAATACATAGAGATCCCTCCGTCAATATACTCTCATTCCGAAAGTAATGGGCGAACAAACCATTACCAAATTATTCTAGATTAGAATTATATTTTTCCATTAAATGTTCAACAGAAGCATTAATTATTTCTTCTATTGAAACTTTGTTTGGCATTAAACCGTTTAGACCACCAAACCCATCTGTATTGTAAATCTGTCTTAACATTTCTCTATCTGCAATAGGTATATCATCGTAGATAACTGGAGCAAAAGGATTCATTATTGGAAACATCAAACTTGGTAAATCATTTCCAAACTCTTGATCTTCTATATAATGACCAACTCCTAATGCGTGAGCATATTCATGTCTAATTATTTTTTGAATTGCTTCAGTTGGCATTGGTTTTGCTGTAAGATCAATCTTGTATTCTTCTTTCTTTTCATCACTACATCCTATACAAAAAGTAAAGTTCTGACCAATTTCTATACTATCTAGATAAACCATAATGAAAGCCCATTGATGTTTAGAATGAGAAAAGTCAATAGAAGTATAACCTAGTGCTTTTTGATTTGGAATGTGTTGACCTGTATTCTCTTTTGCAAATTCTATGAAAATACTACATTCAGAAAAATCTAATACATTCTTATCAAAATGGTTTTCATAATAGACTAATTTCATTGGAATATCCCAACCACCTTCTTTATAGAATCTAGTATCTTGAGAATAACTATCCATAGCATCACTCCATTCTTGAACTGTTAGAATAGTCATAGTTAAGATTCCATCATAGAATCTATCTTGAATTTCTGGAGCTGGTTCCATGATACAGGTCATAGGATTATCTTTATGATATATTCCAGAACCCATAGTTTCTATGAAATCTGCGTGGGCTATACCTAATGGTAAAGTGGTCACAGTAGTAGATAGAATGAGTAGAGTAATCAAGAAAATAGAAAGAATCTTCATCATTATTATCAAGGATTTCTAGTTTTTATGTATAAAATTCTAAAACATTATATTCAAATAACAATTATCACTAGTATGGGATTAGGAAAAGCGTTGTTTACTGAAGTTTTGCAACAGTCTTGTCATTCAGATGGTTTTCTAGCCACTAATCCCAAACACAGTTCTGTGCTTGAACTTGTTTACTTGGAAGTTGGGCAGACTGCTTTCTGAGACACATCGCAGTTTGGGGAATGTTCAACTTCCATAGTTTTATTAATTCCAATGACCTAGAATGAACGTGTCAAAAGAAGAAAAAAGCGTAGATGAATTGGAAGAAATATCAGAAGAGGATTTAGAATTAGATACAATTCTGAAATTATTTGATGAGAAGAGAACAACTAAAGTTTTCAATGCAATAGATTTAGCTTTGAATGAAGTTGTGACAGAATTGAAACCAACTCCATACGAAGTAGAAGTTGCATTGAAATTAATAGATTTGAAACTAAAAGATTTAGAAACTCGTTCTGCAATAGCTGGTATGCAAGAAACATACAAACCAGAAGATGTAAAAGAAGAACATGAAATGATGTATAAATGACAAACACAGATAAGAAAAAAGATCACATCTTTGTTCCAAATCCAAATCCAGAATGGAATATTAAGATAGCCAATAAAGATGCTGTTGCAGAAAATTATGGAAGTAAGATAGGAAGGGAACAGTATGATGATGTAGAAACAGGTGCAGTTGAATGTATTCAGAAATCATGTAATAAATTTCCACAGACTGTTTGTCAAGAATGTTTTGAATATGTTTGTGAAGATCACCTTTATAGGCATCCAAACTGTAATCAAGGTAAATGATAAGGAAGGAACTCTCTATGCAAAAAAAACTTAAAACGTTTTGTTGTTGGAGAGAATATTATGCTTAGAGAAAAATGGGAATGGGACACAGTGTTAAGAAAGATGGTAAGAGTAATGGCTATTCAAAAAGAAGAAGATCCTATTACAATCTATGTTCTGATTGACGAAGAACAAGAAGATAATACTTTAGATGGAGTAATAATAAATGAATTGAATGAAGAATTAATGAGTATGATAAATTATGAAGTTAAGTGCCCACAATGTAAAACAATAACAAAAATAATTGGAGATGTAAAAGCAGAAAAGTGGAGTGAACCTTCATTCAGATGTCCTGATTGTCATATAGAAATACCATTATTAATTAGAAAGGGAGCTTTGTAATATGTTGCATCCTGAAAAGAAAGAAAAGAAAAAAGAAGTTGATGATAGAAGGGATATGGTAAATAAAATGTTGATAAAGGGAGCAACTCAATTAGAAATATCAAACCAACTAAAAATTTCCATTAGCACAGTTGAACGTGATGTTAAAGTAATAAAAGAAAATGCTAGTAAGTGGTTAGATGATTTAGCAAAGAAAGGTATTGTCCATGAATGGAAACAGGGATTAGAAAAGTTAAGAGAAACTGAAAGAAAACTAAATCAAATATTGCAAGAAAAGGAATTATCAAGAGATGATACACTTAGAATTTTAAAACAAAGAGATGAAAACATAGCATTACAAACTCAATTCTTAATGGATGGTCCAGCACTTCACGCCATAAAATCTCACATGAATGATATAGGTGAAATTGATGACCACTTATAGAAGTAAGATTCAAACCTTCGTTAAAACAAATACGAATTGGTTAGATGACGAAGAAGAACTTCCAGAATTACCAACTGATATTAAACAATGGATTAACGTAGCAAGACCTTTTGTTGAAGGTCAACAGATGAGAAGAAGTTTTCTAACGATTCCATTTTGGGAAGCAATCTATGAAGATAAGACACAAGACATAATGGTTGTCGCTGGAAGACAGGTTTACAAATCTACATTCGCAACAGATATTCTAGCAAATTATACTACCAGTAGAAACAATATTTCAGTTTGTTATGTAAGTTATGATGATGTTAACAGAAACGCTTTCAGTAATCAGAAATTAAGAGTTGGAACGTTTCTAACAAATCCTATTCTACAAAGATTTCCACGTTCTGGAAAGAGTGCTGGAAACGTAGGAGAAGTTCCACTGAAAAATAATTCTACAATATATGTGACAACAGATCATTGGGGTTATAGACACGTAGAAGGAAAGTCACTTCAGGTTTGTATTCTAGACGAAGCACAATATCATGATATACAATTCTTACCTAAATTGCAAGAAGCTATGACTGCAACGAAAGGAAGATTATACATTCTAGGAATTGGTGGAGAAGCTGGTTCTCCATACGAAAGATTATGGAATGATACTGATCAAAGAGAATGGATTTACGAAGATGAGAATTGGAGAGATAAGTTGAAGTTTGATAAACATGGGTTAGTGATTGGAGATTATATGAAAGATATTTTGAAAGGTAAATGGAAATCAAATAAACCTCACAATAAACTCTTTCATGGTTATCATATTCCACAATACATAGTTCCAACAATACCTTTGACAATAGATGATGCTGTTAAGAAATACAAACTACATCCAAAGTTCTCGATAGAATGGAAGAAGAAACATAATCCAACTTCAATATTCAATTCTCATGTTCTTGGTGGATTCTTCCACGCTTTGAGAAGACCTGTCACTAGGGAAATGGTAGAAGCTTGCATGGAATCTGATAAAGTATTGTTAACTCCAAGCCAGATAGCTCAAATCAAAGACAAACAACAAAACAAAGTTAAGATTGCATTAGGAGTTGACTTTGGTAGCAGTCCTTCAAAAAGTGCAACAGTAATCTGTATTCTAATTCATTGGAGAGAAACTGATAGATATCAAATGGCATTTATGGAAAAAAGACCAGCAGAAAATCAGATGGATCAAGCACAATACATAACAAAGTTGTTTGGTAAATGTAAATGTGATATAGGATTCGGAGACTTAGGATATGGAGCAATTCAAGTTAAAACAATTCAAGATGGTGGAGCAGATAGAACTTCTGGAGAAATATTTGAGGGAGTGACATCTCAAAGATTTGTAGGTTGTAGAACCGTTGGAGATGAAAGTAAACCTATGATGAGATATGATAAGAAAGTAGATGAACATGGAGAGGTCACAGGTATGATTAAACTAGACAAGACAACTATAATCCAAGAGTTCATAGATTTGTTAGAAACTCAAGTTCCAGATAAGAAAGAACCTGAAAATGAAAAGCTAGCAAAAATGAAGTTAAGAATACCTAGTAAGAAGGATTGGGAAACAGATTGGTTGATTGATGAATTTTGTGAGATAACTCGTAGAGATCTAGATGAAATGGGAGATGTCGAGACAGGTGTTGATAAACGCATGAAAGTCAGGAAACTCTTCAACCATCCTAGAGATTCTACAATGTCTGTGATTTATGCAATGAAAGCTCTAGAATTTACGAGTGAATGGCATTGGGTTTCAGCATAATAAACAATGGATATTTATTTATCAACTTAATTAATTAATTATGGATGAAATCCTAGAAAATAAGATATGTCCTAGATGCAACAAGAATGAATTAGAAGAAGATGGCAGAAATGCTGTTTCTAGAAGAGATAACAAAACTCAAATTTGTTCGAGTTGTGGGGAACGAGAAGCTTTCTGTGATTATTTCAAATACAGTTCGCTTCCAATATCAGAAATAAATGTGGAAAGAAATTTCCATAAGAAAATAGAAAGACCATATTCTAAATATAGAAGCTGGCATAGAAAAATAGATGAGGGAAGACAATGTCAAGTGTGACACTTCCTGAATACAAAGTCTATTCAGATAAAGGATATGGAGTGACAGAAGAAAGTATTCAATACTTAGAAACTCTGAAAGGGAAACTTGGTTCTATACGAAACATAAACATTGATCAGAACAGAGAAATGTCTATGGAAATTGTATGCGAAGGTGGATTAGTTCTTCTTTCAGGTTGCAACTGTGGTTATGGTGGAACTGGTCCACATGGTTCAATAAAAGTTCTAAAGATACTTGGTTTCAAAAACCCAAAAAGATACGAAGAACAAATCTTTGGAGAAGGGTGTGTAAGAATTGAAGTCAGAGAAAATGTCAGATACTAACCCACTTCCAAAAGATTACGAAGTTCATGTGATTGGAACTCCTGAAGGAGCAGATAAAGTAATTGCTCTAGATAAAGAAGGAAATCAACTCAATGATATTGAAGATGGAAGTGTAGAAGGTTTCTGTTTCATAAAAAAACTTAGAGATGAATCTCCAGAGTATGATAGAAAGTTATGGAATGAATTAATTCGTATTGGTAGAAGAATTGAACCAAGAATTGAAGGCGAAACTTTTGGTCAAAACAATCTAAGTAAACCTTTCATCAATGCAATCATGGGAACTCTACAATATTATGGAGCATCTGAAAAACAATTAAACCAAACCTTTCAAGACTTAGCAATCGCAAGATATAGAATATGGGATTGGCTTGGAATGTGTTATACTGGAGCTCTATGGGCTAAAGGTCAAACTTTCAAATGTATAGAGAACATGGTTAAGTTATACATCTGCCAAGAAAATGTTGGTGGTTTCTGCTGGTGGTTGAGAGGTCATGACTTAGACATTGAAGAACCTCACAGATGTGGAGATTGTATAAACCAATATAGAAATTGGATGAAAGATGTCAAGACTAAAGGTTTAAACCCAAATGACTTTAACTAGATATAGAAATGGGAACTGATATTTACTTACATTGGGATAACCAATCCACAGACGAAGCAGATAAACAGATAACAGGTTTCAGTATCGGTCATGGAAATGTAGGTTATCTTCGTGCATCAATAGGAATGACACAAGAAAATCAATTTCTTAGAATGATATTCCCTGAAATATATTGGAAGGGAGAGATATCTGAAGCTGATAAATGTGAATACTGTCAAGGTGATGGTTGGAATGAAACCAGAAAAGAAGAGTGTAGCGAATGTAAAGGAAGTGGTCAGAAAGATGGTGTATCAGGAATTAGATTTCAATTTAATTCTGCTTCTATGATGGCACTAGCAATATCATCTAGACTATATCTTGCACATGGAATAATGGGAAGTAAAATGCCTGAAGAAGATATTCCTAACAGTAAAATGTTAGAAGCTATACTACACGCAGTTGCAGGCAAAGATACAAAAGTTGAAGTTGCTGACATGAATCAACCTGAAGATTTCTTTTCTAAGATAACTTGGTTGAAATCTGTAATAGATTTCTTCTATTTAGGATTGGAAAAAGAAGAACAAGGTTTGAATCCGAAGGTGTATATCTCATGGTAGAACAAATACAAATACAACGTAAGAGTGGTGGTGGAAAAGATAGAACACTTTCCTACCTCTGCTTTCGTGGTGGTCACATAAAGTGTAAAGGAAGATCATGCACTTGTGATTGCCACACCCAATAATTTTTTTTAGATAATTTCACACGAATTGAAGAACCAATTCGTGAACCAGAACCAAAGATCATCAATACATATCATTTTTCA